ATACAAATTGCCGTTGAAACTAGGCTTGACCGCGCAGAAGCAAATTGAAGAAGTTAGAAATTCACCTTCTTTCTCTCCTGCCTCATTTGCTAGAGAATATCTAAGCCGTTGGTCAGACGCGCCTCAAGGTGCGGCTTTCAGTTCTTCAGTCGTTGCGGCGCTACGTCAAGTAAAGCTAGTTGAGCTTAAAGATAAGCGCAGTGATATAGCAGTAGACAATAATGAATTCTATGTAATATGCGCCGATATGGCTAAGGATGGTTCTGCCGAAACGGCAGTCGGTGTTGCCCGAGTCATCCCTAAAGAACATTATTTCACTTATAAATTTATTAACCTCTTAACCATTCCTTCTACTGACTATATGGAGATCGCGAATGAGTTTAAGAAACTAGTTCTTACTTATAATGCCAAGTTACTAATTTACGACGCTAACGGTATTGGCGCCGCCATGCGTGACTGGCTCAATAAAGAAACTCGCGATAAACAAGGCATTCTCTATGAGGGACTCGGAATTATAAACCCTCCAGATAGTGCAAGTAAAGATTTGCGAAAATACCCAAAAGAGAAGACATTATGCTATGAGATAAAATCAGGTGGTAAAATTGGTGAACAAATCCACTTCTTCTTCTTCTCAAGAATGAGTACTGGGGCAATAACTTATCCTATTAAGCTATCCGATGCTCTAAACTTATATAGTAAAAACGAATCCTTTATGAAGATGAGTATGAAGCGCCAAAAACAATTCATGTCTACTTACCAAACCATGGACAAAATGGAAATGGAACTTCGTAACTTAGATATCGTTAATACTTCAGATCAATTAAGCAACACGCTTAAAATCGTCCGCCGCGACACTAGCATACAAAAGGACTTTTTCTCAATGGCCGAGTATCTAGTATGGGCGGTTAACCAATACTTTGAATTAGATTATTACAAGAAACGTCGTAAGATGTCTAAGGGTCTTAGACAAATATCATTCTTCGACTAGATGGAGGTTTATATGCCAGAAGATAAAGAAAAATTAGAGCAACCTCAAGAAGAAACAACTAAAGAAACAACTGAAAAAGCCACTCAGTTCAGACAGAACAGAGTAAAGGAATGAGAAGATTTATATAGTGATGAAGTTTCACGTACAAATCGTCAAGACCAAACCACAGTTTATTCTTCAAGTACACTCACTACTGCCGCCGCAGTACGTAGGCTCTTAAAAGACAGTATCACTAATCGTCAATCATTAATTGAGAATTCAAAAGAACTTTATAGTCTTAATCCAATTTATGCGTCTGTCATTAATTATTTGGCAAACATTTTTACTTGGCAATATAAAGTTACTCCACATAAAGTCTTTACTAAAAGTAAAGCAAAAGCTAAAAAGAAAATTGCAGCTCAAGACTTTGGCATATTATATGGCCAAATGTTAGAAATTGTTGATGGTCTTTCTATTGAAACAATTTTCCCACAATTATTAACAAGACTCTTCATTACAGGTGCAACATATATGTGTACTTATCTTAATGAAGATTCTATGACAATCAACACATTCTTATTACCAGAAAAATATTGCCGCACTGTTGGTCAAACACAATATGGTACATATATTATTCAATTCGACTATACCTACTTTACTGACTTAGGTTATACAGAAGAGAAGTTAAATGCATTCCTAAAGAGCTGGCCAAAAGAAATGCAAAAGCAATACAGAAAGTATACTAAGGATCAAACTGTTTGGCGTTGGCAAGCACTTGATCCATCATATGCATCTGCCGTTCTACTTAATGAAAAGGGTATTCCAACCCTATTCTATATTTATGGCGGCATCCTTGATTATGAAAAGTATCAAGATAACGAATTGGAAAGAAGTGACAACTTATTAAGATATTTAGTTGTTCACACTATCCCACACTATGAAGATCAATTAATCTTTGAAGTCGATGAAGTGAAAGCCCTTCACCGTTCCTTAAAGAAAATTGTTGATAATGGCGATAAAGCTAGACTTATCACAACTTATGGTGATGTCCACGTTGACAAAATCTCTGATGATGATGATAGCGCAACACAAGTATTAGCCAATGCCTACAAGGCAATCTTCAACAATGCCGGTTTCAATGCTAGTATCTTCACTTCTGACAGTGTTACTGCATTAAAAATGGCATTAGTTAGAGATAGAAGTTTTGTTTGGAAAATTGTCCAACAATATCTTAACTTCTACAACCTCTCAATTAATAATTTCATAGAATTTAAATGAGATTCAAAGGGGTATGAGGCTAATATTGATATCTTACCAATCTCGCCATATACTCAAGATGAAGATGTTAAAAGATACAGAGATAATGCCACCCTCGGTGTCGGCAAAATCGATTATATCGTGGCATCTGGTGTAAAACAAAGACACATTCAAGACACTTTCGATCTTGAATCGTTCTTAGATCTTACTCAAATTACTCCTCTTCAAACTTCTTACACTCAAACTGCGGAAGATAGAAAAGAAGATGACGAACAGGAAACTCCTAAGAAAGAAAATCCAGAAGAACCTGGAATTGAGCCATCAGGCAATGAAGGAGATTCTAACGAAGGTAATGAGTAAAACGAGGATAACGCATGAAACGAAACAAAATTAATTTCCGTTGACCTGCAACCTTATCCTTTGTTACAGAGAGTGAAAAGGAAAATGAGCGTTTCTCCCGTGGAAAACTTCGTGTTTTCTATAAAGGTGAAACCGCTGACCATCGTTTCTTCTCTAACGAGTTCAGTGAAGAACTCATTAAATCACTTCCTTATACTCCTATCGTAAGTCATTACGATGAGAAGAAAGATGATTTTGTGGGACATGCCACAGAACAAGACATCTACGGAATCGTTGATCCACGTGGAGAAATTACATTCGAAACAGACGAAAACGACGTAACATGAGCTGTCTGCGACACAATCTATTACACAGAACGTCCAGATAAGGTTGGAGAAATCGCTAAGAAGATTGAAGGTCATAGTCAATCCTTAGAACTCGATCCACGCACTGTGAAATACACAGTAAACTATGACGAAAGAAAACACTTTAAGAACATTGAATTCACCGCAGGACATTTCATTGGCGTTAGTGTTTTAGGGAACGATCAAGAACCCGCCTTTACCGGCTCCGCATTCTTTGCGTCGAATGAACAATTCAAACAAAAGATGGAGATTCTTAAAAACTATTGTGAAGGCAAAACTGATCAATTAGGAGAAACAAAAACTATGGATGTTACAGAATTTTTGAAGCTCTCCTGAGGCGACATTTGTGCAAAAGTCTCTGACGCTGTTTATCAAGAATATGGTAATGAATATTTCACATATTCAGTAGACTTCTTCGATGATTGTGCGATTTTCCGTTTCTATTCTTATATTGACGGATCAAGCAAACTTATGAAGATTTTCTATACCGTAGATGATGAAGGCGCAATCGCATTAGGCAGAATTGTGGAAACACATGTTGTCTATGAAGATGTAGAAGACGATGCCCAAACCGGCGAACAATTTGAAGAAACAACAGGACAAACAACTGAAGTAGTTGAAGAAACCAAACCAGAAGTTCAACCAGAAGAATCTAGTTCCAACGAAGGGGAAGTTGAAATGACAAGCAATGATGATGCTGTCGTCGAAATGACCAAGGAAACAGTTTCCGAAGAAGAAACAGCACAAGTTGAAGAAACTCCTGCAGAAGACATTACTACTGGTGAAGCAACAATTACTTATACCATTCCAGAAGGTGACAAAATTCAAAGTGAAGTTCACTTAGATCATTATGTAAATACTGGAGAAACTCCTGATGTTGACAACGCTCAAGTCGCTACAAACGAGAAAGTGAGCGCAGTTAGTGAAGACGAAATTCAACAAGAAGCTCCAAGTACTGCCTCATTTGCTGAAAGTGAAAGAGCAGAACTTGAAAAGCTTAAAAGAGAGAAGAAAATAGCTCTCATTACATCATATGAGAAGTCACTTACTCCTGAAAAGAAAGCCGAACTTGAAGAAAATGTTGATAACTATTCTGAAGAAGAATTAGAAGTCGAATTGCTCAAAGAGTATAAATCCTTCAAAGAAGCCGAAGAAGCTGAAGAAGAAAACTTCTCACAAGCGGTTCCTTTCGCGGTTCCGGAACCAGTTAAAAAACAAACCGCTGAATCAAGCCTTAATGACTACATTCGTAGATTATTAAGAAAATAATGAGGTAAATTATGGCACTTTATGATTTATTACCACGCTTCCACTACATTGAAGCAAATAACCTCAAAGCTTTATTACCAGGTTTTGTCGTTGCTCAAATGGAAGTCGCAGAAGATGCAAAAGATGCTCTCTGTGTTAAAGATGGCAAATATATTGAAAATGGTACAATTTGCACAATTTCCAAAGACGGTGTTTGTGAATGGGAAGAAGGCAAACCAATGTTCATCGTTTATAACGATCCATTAAATACCATTCGTCAAGGTGATGAATTCTATGCAACAGAATTAGCAAGCGAAAATCCACGCTGCGTTCTCTTAATCCCAGGCGATGAATTCATGGCTGATGGTAAAGCTTCTGACCACAAAGGTTTAGCAGAAGCTATTGCTGCAGGTATGATCGTCGAAGTTAAGAAAGGCGACGGACAATCCGAAGATGATTGGTTCGGTATGGAAACCATGCCAAATGGCGACGCTGGCAAACACTACTTATTCATTGGTAAATAGTTGAGAACGAGGTACAGAATTATGACAGATTTAAAAAATATCTTAATCAATGCTTTACAAGGTAGAGCAACTACTGAATTCTCCGCTGACGATGTCAATACAGCCGCTGTTAAAGCTATCATGGCTGAATGTGGCTTAGACGAAAATTCCAATGCAAGAGATTATCGTGCAGTTGAAGAAAAAGCATTTGCTTTAATCGAAGAATCAATCGACGAAATTCTTCCAAAGAAATTACAAAACGTTTTAGGCGGTTTTGCAGAAGTTAGAACCTTCCCACGTGATGCTGAAGTTGTCTTCAACATTGAAAAAATCGGCAAAAACAGAGCTAAATTAACAATTAGCAAAGGCGCTCGTGCTGGTATCTACCGTGCAGCGAGATTAGCAAACAAATATTTCTCCTTACCAACAAGCGTTTGGACAGTTGCAGTTTATGTTACCTTAGAAGAAATCATTCTTGGTACAATGAGCTTAGCTGAATTATATGCCAACGTTTTAGAAGGTTTTGAAGAAGAAATCTACAAAGAAGTTTTCAAAGCTTTAGTTTCAGGTGCTTCTAAATTAGATGGCCGTTACAATGCTATCAAACCAGAAGCTACTCCAATTGAAAGCTTAACTGATGCTATTGACGAAGTTATGCCATTAGTCAAACAATATGGTATTCCAACAATCTTTGGTTCTTATAGTACATTACAACACATCTATAACCCAACAGCTGATCAATTTGCTGGTAGTTTAGTTGGTGGTAATTATCCAAATAGTCAAGATTCCATGGATGTTAGAGAAAAAGGTTTTGTCCAAGTTTATAAAGGCGCACGTTGCGTTGAATTACCAAACTACTTAATCGACATTCCAGTTGATGGTAAAGCAGAATGGTTCATTAAAGACTTAGACAAATACGTCTTCGTTCTCCCATCTGATATTAGACCAGTCAAGATCGCCATGAAAGGTGAATTATATCTCCAAAAGAATGGCCACGCTGTTGGTTCCGAAAAATGGGAAGCTCACAAAATCATGGGTGTTGGCTTAGCAATGGCTAACAACTACGCAGTCATCGAAATCGCTGATGATGACAGCAGCAACTAGTTATTAACTCTATTTAAAAGTTACCCACGGGGGAGGGACTTCCCTCCCCTTATTTATTTAGTTTTAGAAAGGAAAATATTATGCCAGAAACTAAACAATTCATTCTTATCAAGACAACTCCAAATAATGTCTTATTTAGATTACGTTCAGTAAATAATCCTCAATTAGTGAGAAAGATTCATTTAACTGATAAACATCCACAACAACCACTTCCAGCAGAGTGGGCTTTAAGCGTTATTGCCAACCCAAGTTTATTTGCAATGTTTAAAAAAGGTTATTTTACATTTGATAAACCAGATGATTTAGCCGCACTTGCATATGAACAAGGATATTGGTTCGATGAAAAATTTGATTTTAAACCAGCCTCTAAAGATGATGAAAAATTAATTTTATCTATTTTAAAAGTTGGCAATCGTACTAAAATCGAAGAAGCTATAAAAACTTATGGAGTTAACCGTGTTAGAGATATCGCAGTTAATAATGTTGATTCTTTAACTCAAAATGTTATTCAATATCTTGAGAAGATTTTTGGTATTCAAATTCTTGTAGATAATGAAGGCGCAGAATATTCTGACGCTGAATAATTAGGAGGCATTTTATGCAATACTGGGACGACGTATTATATCCACCATTCCGCGCTACAATTCGCGGTCAATACTATGGCTTCATCTCACAAGATGATATGGATGAAGAATGTTTTAATCTTGCTCGTCGCGCAGTAGCTGCATTTAAATTTCCTAAAATTTCTACACAATATGAAACTTTCTATGCGATAAGAAATAAAGATAATCAAATTGAAGAAGTTGACCTTGAGGATTATCCAGATGCAATTCCACATGCCTATTTTGTTAACGACCTCAATTATGACGAACTTGAAATTCTTATCGCATGAATGAAAGTTTATTGGGCAGAGATGCAGATCTCTAATGCCGATAATTTTGAAGAACTTTACACTGACGTCAATGTCAAATCCTATTCTCGTGCCAATGCTACTGAAAAGAATATGAAACTTATGGCTGAATATCGTGCATATGCGCGTGAATTAGAAAATCGCTATAGTCGTGTAAATACAAGCAGAACCCCTTCATTAGGAGATGTAAACGAAGATGAATAGTTTTGAACGCTTTAGAAATAAACAACATCGTAGAGTGGCTGCAAATGACCATTATAATTCGCAGTTTATTTTTAATGCGTATAACTCCGCGCTCATTACAAATGATGAAGTAGAAGTTGCCGCGGCAGTTGTTTCAAAACAAGAAAAAGACCAAGGTTACATCTATACTCATGCACCTGATTATTTACCAATTGGAAGTGTATGGGAAACTAAGGGTCTTCATTGGCTTATTGTTGAAGAAATTATCAACATTAAAGATACTGATTATCATAAATACTTTGCGCTTCTTTGCAATGTTGACCTCGGTATTACTTGGGGTTATTTCAAGTCACGTCTTGGAATTCGTAATGAACAAGATACTGCGCTTGAATCTACACAAGAACCGCAAATTACATTACCATCAAATTATTTACAATATCAAGATAAAATCGTTTTAGACGGTAGGGCTTGGATTGTTCAAGAATATGACTCAATATCTAATCCAGGTGTTACAGTCTATTCTTTACAAACTTCTACTATTTCAAAAGAAGAAACTCAAGATTTAAGAAATTACATTGTTGATGTTGTTCGCGCGAAACCAGAAGTATTAGAAGAAGATGAACATTTTGGTCCAACACCAGAACAAGAAGAACCATATTATGATGACAGAATTGCTGTTGCACATAATAAAGACATAAAGGTTTCTACTGAAAATGGTTACTTAAAGTATGTTGGTAATATTAAAGTTTTAAGTCGTACAGCAGAACAAATTATCTTTACTCTTCCTTTTGGCGTTGAACAAGCAATTGTTACTGTTAAAAAAGATGGCGAAGAAAAAGTATATCTTTACTTAGGAGTTGATTAATATGAAGTCATTAAAGAATATTAAAAAATGCGTCATGGAAATCGCTCAAGTTCTTGCAGCAGACGAACAAATAGTAAAATTATTGTATAACGACCAACCGGATGCAATTGATAAAGATGTACCTAAACCAACTGTAGATATGAACACTCTTATTCAAGAACATTATATCTGTATTTGCGCTCCTGTTGAAGACGGCATTAAAGATCAATGGAAAAATACATTTTTAACAATTTTGCTTGATAATGCCTTTTTCGGTAGAGCTGATGATAATACAGCTGTTAATATCAAAATCTACGTAAGTACTGATGAACAACATTTACTCTTAAATGGCAATAAAAATAGACTATTTGAACTATTAGATTGCGTCATCACTGAC